TAATCAAACAAGCCGCGCTTTTGTTGTTGACTCACCTCTACAACAATCGCTCAAACACCACGGACAATCAATTAAAAGAAATTCCGTTTGGTGTTGCCGCCTTACTGCGTCCTTACAAACCTCTGGTGATGTAAATGGCAATCGCACGTTTTGAGGAAATTACGGTAAAGAATCTGTCGTTTGGGAAAAGTGACTTTGGCGAACAAAGCACTACCCAATCAACATGGTTCAAAACTCGCGCTCGGGTTCATTCTGTGGCAAACAGTTTGCGAATCGCTGAGAAATACCGTCTATATCAAGATGTGGTGAATTTCACGCTGAACTACACACCGAATACCAAAGAGATTGTGGACAACCAGAATCTTTATTCGATTAACTGGAGAGGCAAGGATTGGCGAATTGATAACGTGCGCGAATCGGATGACCGGATGACGGTTATGATTTTGGCTTATCGTACAGACCCAGTTACGGCGGTGTAAATGGCACAAATGAATCCGGTTCAGTATGGGAAGGCGATTCAGTACCAACTGCAATCTATTGTCACGCCTGTACCTGTTTATGCGGCTTTTAACCGTAACTTTGCGACTGAGCCTAAGTTCATTACTTGGATGCTGAGAAACGTCCACCAAGATGTTTATACAGGTCCGGTTCAGTCGGTTAAGGGAATAGATCGACCCGTGTTTCAGATTTCTATCTTTACTCAACAGATAGAAGATGGTTTCACTATTTCCAATCAAATACTACAATCGCTACACGGATACAGCGGTTTGTTTGGTGGTGCAACAAATGGGTTTCAAATTTCTAAAGCTGATGTATTTTGGCTTTACAACTCATACGATAACGATGAAAAACTGGCTCAGATTTTCCTCGATTGCACACTAGACGTTCCAACATAAAACAGCCAACCATTTTTTTAAAGGAATTAACATGGCACTCCCAAATAAAGTTCTCCCTGGGTTTTCGGCTGCGCTGTATGCCCAATCTGGCGCGTCCCCCACTGCGCTGACTCTGACTCAACTTTCCACCTTGGCAAGCGTTGCCGCAATCGCTGTTTCTGGGAACTTGGTTCCTGTTGAGGCTGTTCCGGCTTTTGGTCAGGACGATGCGGTTGCTAACTTCACGGTTGCTGGATCGCGTCAATCGGACAAGATTCCCACTCAGTCTGCCCCAACCTCCATGAGTGTTACGGCGGCATGGAATCCTTCTGATTCTGTTCTGTTGTTGTTGCGTGGTGATGCTTATTCCGGCATTATTGACCGAACTTTTGTTGTGGCTGCTTCTGATGGTTCCAACATTGTTTATTACGCTTTTAACGGTCGTGTATCGCAATTCACCATTGACGCACAGCCTGGCGCTGAAGCCAAGTGTAATTTCACCATCCACCCCCGTGGCAACCTGTATGGTTGGTCTAACAACGCTTAAGGAAAAATCATGGCAGCACCTAATAAAATTCTTCCTGGTTTTAGTGCATCACTTTGGATGCAAAGCGCAGCGACTCCTACGGCTTTGACCACGGCTAACCTAGCGGTTTGGTCTGGTCAAGTAGCTACCATTGTGGGCACTACGGCTAATGGCACTGGTTCGGCTGGTGTTCAGGTTCCGGTGGAGGCAGTTCCTGCGTTTGGTCAAGATGACGCTGTGGCTAACTTCTCCGTGGCAGGTTCGCGTCAGTCTGACAAAATCCCGACCCAATCGGCTCCTACGTCTTTGAACGTAACGGCTGCTTGGAATCCCTCGGATACGGCACTTTTGCAAATCCGTTCTGATGCTTACTCTGGTATCGTTGATCGCACGTTTGTGGTGGCTGCTGTGGATGGTTCTAGCACTGTTGCTTACGCCTTTAATGGTCGCGTCAGTCAGTTTACGATTGATGCTCAACCTGGCGCAGAAGCTAAGTGCAATTTCACGATCCATCCTCGCGGTAATCAGTATGGTTGGAGTAACACCTAATGGAATTACAAGCCGCACTTGATGAATTGACCAGCACCTATAAAGACCTTGATCTAGTTGCTCGGGGTCTTCAGGTGAACGGTAAAGAAGTTGCAGACGCTTTGGCAGAAGCGGAATCCGACTCTGCTGAAGCTGTTGCTCTAAGGGTTTTGGCAAAATACAACCCCTACACGCCAGCTAAAAAATAAAATATGAAAATACAAGACACTAACGACCTGCTGAGTTTTTTGGTAACTCAATCCGACTCAAGAAAAGATTGGTTTGGGTTTACCCAACAAAAACTTACGGCAATCACATTGGCGCATGAGATTGCGGCTAGACACGCAGACAAATTTACTCCAGAGCAGGTGGTGGAGTATGTGTCTAAGTTGAACAATCTTTTATTTTTAAGGCTGATTAAACCAGGGGCATGAAATGACAACCTTCAAGATTGAAGGCTTGAAAGATGTTTATGCTGCGTTTGAACAGCTTGCCAATGACATTGGCGACAAGAAAGCTCAAAGCTCTGTTCTGGTTCCTGCTGTACGCGAGGCAATGCAACCAGTTCTAAATCAAGCCATAACGAACGCTCCAAAGGACACTGGTGGGTTGGCATTGTCCCTTCAGATTGAAGCGCGTAGACCCACAAAAAGGGATCGTAGGTCTAAGTATGTCAGTGACACCGATACCGTCATCGCTGCGGTAACGACTGCGTCTGGACAAAAGTTAGCAAAGATGAGCAGTGGAAAAGGGCTTAATTTAGCAAGAAAGAAACTTGCTAAGATGGGCGTGGCAAATGCTGATAAATTCATGGGAATTCAAGGCGATGCTAGGGCAATAGCGCAAGAATTTGGGTCTGCTCATAACGGAGCGCAACCTTATCTCAGACCCTCTTTAGAATCACAATCTCAATCCACTGTTAAAAAATTGGGTGAGATTTTGGGCAGACGAATCAATCAATACAGGATGAAAACAAGATGAGCAAACTAGGCGCAGCATTTGGTGACAAATACCAAGCTAAACGAAAAGACATTCTGACCCGCACCTTTGAATTGGGTGGGCATATCTTCAAAGTTCGCATTCCATTGGTTTCAGAATCCGATGCAATGTATAAGCGAATTGAAACCGCAGACGAAGAAAAGGTCGAAAAGGTCTACCAAGAAATGGTCGCACCTTTGGAAAAATTCCGAGGCTCGGATGAGTTTCAGTTTCTGGACAATGATGTGATGATTGGTGAACGCTCCATGAGGGAAGCGGCACAAAATAAAGTCTTGACCGAAGCTCGAATTACCGAGTTCTTTAAGTTGTTGATTCCTGAAGTGCCAGAGGCTACTTTGGATGACCTGACTTATGAGGACATTCAGACTGAGTTTCCTTTGTCTGTTCAGCTTCAAATAATTGAAAAAATCGGTGAAGCGATTAGCCCGACATACAGGGAAGCGCGAAAAAACTAATTGGCTCGTTAAGGCGTCAAGTTGAATGCGCCATGATCTTTAACGGGCACACCCATGAATCCATAGCGGATTTGGACGATGTAACGATGGCGCAAATTCAAACCATGTATGCCGATGGAATGATCGGCAATGCTGGATTGCTTAACCAATTGGCAGGATTAACTAATGGCATTTTTAACTACATTCGTCCGGCAAATTCCGCACCTTACAAACTAGCCAACATTATGGGACTTGCGTATGATTACATTTATCCTCCGCTATCCCCTGAACAACAAAAAGATGCGGTAAATAATAGTTTGCTGGCTTTTATGAGCCAAGCCCCTGGATTTGATAAAACAAGGTTTGAGGTGAGCAATGGCTAACATGATCGCTCGGCTTGGCGTTTTGCTAGGCTTGGATACCGCAGAGTTCAATAAAGGACTTGACCAAGCCGCAAAGAAGTTGGATCAATTCGGGCAAGCCGCTGAAAAATATGGAAAGATTGCAGCGGCTGCTTTGGTTGCCTCTGGTGTTGCCGCGCTCAAATACGCTGATGACATTGCAGACGTAGCAAAAGCCAACGATGTAGCAATTGATTCGATTCTTAAACTCCAGAATGCTTTAGCCAATAACGGCGGTGAGGCAGAGAACGCTGGAAAGCTATTAGCCAGTTTTACGAAGTATGTAGACGAAGCCGCTAAAGGTTCTTTTGAAGCGCAAAAACATTTTGCCAAGGCTGGCGTTACTCTTAAAGATTTAGGCACTCTTTCTACCCAAGATTTATTCCAAAAAACAGTTGCAGGAATTGCGGCTATTGAAGACCCGTTGACTCGAAATGCTCGGGCAATGGATGCTTTTGGTAAGGCTGCTAAAGGCGTTGATTTTGTCGGTCTGAACCAAGATATTCAAAATGGCGCAGGTGTAACTGACGATCAAGCCAGAGCCATTCAAGTTGCTGCTGATGCGTTTGATATGTTGTCTCAACACGCTAGAGACACTGCTAAAACATTTGCTATTGCTCTTGGACCTATCCTTAAAGATTCCCTTGAATATATAAAAGACATTAAGGGCGAAAGTTCCTTAATGGGCGATGCTTTAAAAACAGTTTTTCAAACTGTTGCTATTGTGGCTGCTAATGTGGCATTTGTTATTAAGACAATTGCGTTGGACATTAAAGGACTTATTGATGTTGCAGGGGCTTTCTTAAAAGGTGGCCCAAGTGCTGCCGGAAAAGTATTTGATGAAAATATCCAACGAGCAGAAAGAGCCAGAGCAGAAATAGATCAATTTGAGCGCAAGGTTTTGGGGAATGTCAGAAACCCCAATGATCCACGGCGCTTGGATATGCAACCTGGAAAACCGCTAGGACGTCCTGTTGTTCCTGGTGAAGACCCTGAACTTAAAAAATATTGGAATCAACAAGCCAAAGCGTATGCTGCTCAACAAGCTCAATTAAAAGAACTTTATGAATCTCTTGGACAAATTGACAAATTAGAGCAAGGTCTTGCCAAAAATGAATTAGATCGTCAGACAGCAAAAAGCACAGATATTGAGCGCTCCAAAGAACTGATGGAATTGGAATATCGCGGTTTAGAAATGCGTCAAGAAGATGTGCAATATCAACGCGAACTTTTAATGATTGGTTACGAAAAAGAAGACCAACTTAAAAAAATTGCAGAACTTCAATTGACTGATGAAGAAAGAATAAATGCTATTCGTAGAGAAAACGAATTGGCAGAACAAGCTGTTAAATTGGCAAAAGAACGTTATCAATTAGAAAAGCAAACCCGTGAAGGTTCATTTGCTCAAGGTGTAGGAAAAGCCGCAAGAGACTTTATTCGCGATTTACCTACCGAGTTGGAAAACGGACAACGTGCATTTAATTCTGTTGTCAGTAACATGGAATCTGCGCTTGAGCGTTTTGTTAAAACCGGAAAATTCAGTTTCAAAGATTTGACGCGAAGCATTTTGCAAGACCTTTTGTTGATTCAGCTTAGGGCGCAAGCTGTTGGAATCTTCAAAGGTTTGGCAGGCGGTTTGTTTGGTGGTTCTATCTTTGGGTCTAAGTTTGGTGGTGCCGATATAGGCGGTGTTGGTGCTGCGCCTTATGCAAACGGTGGCGACCCGACTCCTAACCAAGTTGCTTTGGTTGGTGAAAGAGGACCGGAATTGTTTGTGCCTCGCACTGCGGGGACGATCATTCCCAATCATGCATTGTCTGGAGTGGGCGGTTCTACTGTTGTCAATAACTTTTCAATCAGCGCAATTGACACCAAGAGTTTTGAAGATCGTTTATTGAATAGCCCTAACGCAGTGTGGGCGGCAAACCAGTATGCTAGTAAGTCACTGGCATTCACTAAGGGACGCGCATAATGGCTTACCAAACTATATTTGAGATTCAGCAAAGCATGACGGTGAACAATCGCCGGATGATTGGTCAACAAGTCACCCGCGCTGGATATGTAACTGTCGCTCAGTACCTTACGGCTGTGCCTTGGGTCTTTACGATCACGCCTCACAATTACCTGTACTATCCTCAAGTCAGGGACGTGATTCAAGCGATTGACA